ATGGCCACTCGTCTCTATGCCATTCACCTCAGCCGCCACGTAAAGGGCTGCGTCAAGGGACCGGCACCGGCCGTTCCTGCACAAGGCATCCTGTGCGACATCACACCGCAGGGCTTCGTTGTGCCCGACCGTGCTGCCGTCTCTCAGTGCCTGCCGCCGCAGTATCGCAAGGCCTTCGCTAGGTCCGGCATGTCCCAGACCAGAGGCAACGAAGGCACCTATCATTGGGACCTGCACGATACGCGGGGTCGATACTTCAACACCGTCTACGCCATTGGCTACGACTTTGAGCCTGTTGGCCCTCACAAGGTGGAGGGCTGACCATGTCCGACCCTCGCCTCATCGTCCGCAATGCACGGCTCTATGCCAAAAAGGACGCCGAGTTCTGCGCCGCTCACGGCTTCGCCAAGGTTCCCATCTTTGGAGCCGATGGGCGGACCCTCGTCGGTTACGCCATGTACAACCTGTTCGGGCCTCAGGGTACCGACCCGGTGCGCTTCTATGGACCTAAGCGTCCGCCGATGTCCGCCATTGGCTCTGACCTGTTGGTCGGCACCTATGGCCGCGCCTGTAAGCGCGACCGCCGCAACACCGTCCGGTTCATGCGGACTTGCCGCCTTGAGGGCATCTAGCCCCAAGTCACCGGACGCCTGACCAACCCATTCCACCAATCCGCAAGAGGCCAAGCCCCTGGCGATGCGCTAGGGGCAACCCTCGCGCTTTGCCTAGAGGCAAGACCATGACCAAGACCGCATTCATCGCCGCTTACCGTGCCAAGCTCATCGACCTTTACGCATGGGCACAGGATGCCACCAAGCTGGACCGCTTCATGTCCAGCGTTGCGTCGACCATCGGTTTCACACTCGGGGGCACGGCGCCGTGGAACCACGAAGGCGCGGCCGTCACCGCCGCATGGCGCGAGATCGGGGGCAAGGGCAAGCCGACCCTCAAGGCGCTTCGTGCTCTTGAGCGCGGGGAGGGCTGACCCATGACCACCGACATCACCAACTCTGACGACGTGATCGACAGCCGCGACGTGATCGCCCGCATTGAGGAGCTTGAGGCAGAGCGCGACAGCTTCGAGGACGGCGACTGGGCCGAAGCGTCACCGGACGAAGCCGCCGAGCTGGCCACGCTTCAGGCGCTGGCCAAGGACGGCGAGAACTACGCGGACGACTGGCAGTACGGCGCCACACTGGTCCGAGACAGCTATTTCGAGCAGTACGCCGAGGAGCTTGCGGCCGACATCGGGGCAATCGACCCGAAGGCCTCGTGGCCCCTCAACTGTATCGACTGGGAAGCCGCCGCCGACCAGCTCAAGATCGACTACACGGCCATCGACTTTGATGGCGTTACCTACTGGGTGAGGTGAGCTATGCCCAGCGTCATAACCGGCAAGCCCTCCGTCCCTGACCTAGAGCCCCACTGTGGTAGCTGGGTCGTGGTCAACCGCGAGACGGGCCGCGCCGTCTGCGAAGTGTTCTCCCGCGTGTTCGTGGAGAGCGTCAACCAAGACCGCTACCTGATCCTAACGGCTGCCCAGTGGCTCGCGAGGTTCAACGCGGAGGCCCAGCCCGATGCTGCATGACCTAGCCGCTGGCGCCTTCTGGTTCGCCATCCTCTGCTTCGCGGTGTTCGGTCCCTTCTGACCAACCCGCCGCACCAACCCCATGACCAACATGCCACCAAGTCGGGGCAGGGCACTCGCTCTGCCTCGCGTTGGATGCATGAGGCATTCACCCACGGCCACCCAATGGAGAGCGATATGGCCAAGTCCCGCACCTACCACACCCTTCTGTCACGTGATGCCCGCACCGGACGCTGGTGCATCGAGTTCGGCGACTACGACCGCAGCACGGTCGAGGACGAGCTGGAGGACTACCTGGACCACGGCTACCGCCGCAACCAGCTGCGCATCATCAAGACGGGTGACCACCAGCAGGACATCAACGCGGCCGTGGACGCCCTCAATGCGGAGGCCTTCGACCATGCCCTCTCGCTCGCCGCCTAGGCGGGACGAACAGGGCGCCTGCCTCATCGGCCTCGTCGTCTGGCTCGCGCTGGGCGTCGGGGCAGCCTTCAAGGTCAGCCAGTTCCAGGCTTGGGGCTGGCTGCCTTCGATTTACCTCGCGCTGGGCGTGCTGGCCATCGCAGGGGTCCGACTGATCGCCCGGCACGTGACCGACATACAGGAGAGAGACCATGAAGCACGACTTCAACCCCATGCGCGAGCCGTTCGCCGTGCTGCCCGGCCTCGTGGGTGATAACCTCGCCACGACGCTCGGCTACTTCGACACGTTCCTGTGGGGGCAGGCGGACGGCAAGGCCTACCGTCTTCCGAGTGACAGCGTCGAGTTTCAGGAGGTCCGCAGCCGCGCCGAGCGCAAGGCTGAGGGCACCGTCATCCTGGGCATCTGGCGCCTCTGGGCGGAGGACTGCACGGGCGACAAGCCTGTTCGCTACGTCGGTGTGATGCTGACTGCGCCTGAGGGTATCAGCGAAATGGGCCACGCCCTGTTCACCTACGCGACGTACCCCTGGGACAAGCACGAGGACGGCGGCAAGCGCTACCAGTTCGTGACGCGGGGCTTCGCCGAGAGCGACCGTACCCCGTTCGCGACCGACATCGAGGCGACGGCCTATGCCGCCGGCCTCCTCCAGGGCATCGCACCCTCCGCCGTCATGGACATGGAGCAGGAGGCTCGTCAACGCTACATGGCGCACGTGATGGCCTCCTCCATCCTCGGCGCCCTGTTCGCCGGCCCCTCGCTGTTCGACATCCCGCGCGACACAACGGCCGACCCGGTTGACCCGCCCATTGGCGCCACGCTCCAGTAACCCGCCGCACCCAACCACATGAAACACTCCGCCGGGCAGGACCCGACCCGGCGGGGCCACCTAGGGTCAACCCCAGTGCACAAGGGACCACCCGCATGAACGAACTGCGCAATGAGGACGGCACGCCCGTCAAGACCATCACTGTCCACATGCAGGACCAGGAAGGTACCATCCAGGTCGACGCCTTCACCGGCATCATCACCACCGATCCGGGTGACCGTCCCGACTGGTCCGAGGGCTTCGCCGCCGCCCACCTCCAGACGCGCCTGACGTGGTACGAACAGCGCCTCGGCCCCGACTTCGCCAAGACGCTGGCCGACGAGAACCCCATCGACGCCCAGGACCTGGACTGGACCGGCATCGACACCGAGACCGACGCCGAGATGACCTTCCCGGCCAACGCCGAGTATCGTCAGGCCCGCGTCGCCGAGCTTCTGGGCATCGACACCAACGTCGACCTGGACAGCGACGAGGATGTGGTCGATATTGCCGACCAGCTGTCCGCCCAGGGCTACGAGGTCCTGGCCCACGCCGAGGGCACCGCCACGGGCGAGGCCTACCGGCTGGCCGTCGAGAAGGCGGCCAAGGATCACGGCGTCGAGACGGTCGAGGATGTCGAGCTGTCGACCACCAAGACCGCGACGGGCAGCTGATAGGGCAGAACGCCCCAACGATGTGATGGGAGCACAGAGCATGGACGCTTGGGATACCGTACTCGACCGCGTGACGAAAAAGCGCTGGGCAGGGACGCGAAACGAGCGGACCATGCTCTGCCAAGCAGGCAAGGCCATCGAGACCCTTCGAGGGCTCACGATTGATGGCCCCGCCAACGCCACCGAGGAGGCGCTGGACGACGCGGTGGACGAGTGGCTGGATGAAGGCTACGCGTGGTCCACCGTCAATTCGCGCCTCTCCGCCCTGTCTTGCCTTGGGGTCGACGTGCCGAAGGGCACGCGGCCACGCCGCAAGAAGGTGCTGAAGTGGTGGCTCCCGCCTGACGAACTGAAGGCGGTCATGGCCGTCTGCCCGACGAGCCGCATGTCCCTCCTCATCCGCCTGATCTACTTCACGGGGATGCGCGTCGAGGAAGCCCTGCGCGTGCAGCGCCGCGACTTCACGGCATGGCGGGATGGCGAAGGCTGGCAGGTGGACCTAGCGGTGCCCGGCACCAAGACCGCATCGAGCCAGCGTCAGATCGCACTCTGGCCGGATGCCCTGGAGCTGTTCCAGGACGAGATTGCCGACCTCCCCAGCACCGGACACCCCCTCGTGGGCATGGAGTACAGGACAGCGGCCAACGAATGGGCCGTCATCCGCAAGGCCATGGGCTGGCAGGACACGCACGGCGCCACGCTGAAGGCTCTTCGCCGCAGCGCCGCCCGACTGTTGACTGCCGGCGGAATGCCAACTGCGGTCCTCAAGGACTACCTGGGGCACTCCTCCATCATCACGACGCAGGGGTACTTGGAGCTGGTCGGCGGCTTCAAGACGCAGGAGCAGCGTAAGTGGCTGCCACCGACATCGACGTTTGGCTCGGCTGGCCTCTCCAGCGGAGCTGGTACGACGAGGAATTCAGGTACGAAAGCCGCCTGACACCGCAAGGGCTTCAGACGAGGCGGTTCCCACTGCCTCAGGCCTGCCTCAAGCGGGCATAACGACTAGCACAATGGAGAGCGACCAATGGCTAAGACCACGACCAAGACCGAGCAGCCCGCCCCGACGACACCCAGCATCGACTGGGGCAATGTCGACTTCGAGCAGGCCTTCGCGCCCCGCACCTGGGACGAGGCTCCCGAGGAGCTGACCAGGAAGGCCCCGCCCGTGGCGGCCTCCACGTACCGCCACCCGTGGGACAACTTCGACCGCCTCGCCGCGCTCATCGGCCCCGATAAGGGCAAGTGGACCGACATCTCGCTGCCGCAGACCTACTGGCCGTTCTACAAGGCCAATGGTGGCGTCCAGGCCAGCAAGGTCAAGGACGAGAACCTGACCGACACCACGTGGCAGAAGGCCGTCGTCCGTACGCGCTTCAAGGCGTGGCTCAAGCAGGACGAGAGCGGCGAGCGTGCCAAGCACTATCAGCTGACCGTGACGACCCGGCCTGCCAAGGACGACAAGCCCGCCGAGTTGGGCATCTTCCTCGGCTGGATCGACTAGACCCTCCGCCAACACCGGACGGCACAATACAGGCCCTCGCGTCCACCCGGATGCGGGGGCTTTGCTTTGACTGAACCAGAACAGGGGCAGCCACAATGGCTTGGGACATCGAGGTAGACGACCCCCGCGACCATCCGCTCTGGGAGGAGCAGGTGGCGGTTGAATTGGACATGCTTCATGAAGGGCGCGACACCTTCCTGGATACCGTCGACAAGGCCAGGAAGCGCGGAACCATGGGGCAGCTGAAGCCCTTCGAGCAGGCGATAATCGCCGGCATCACGCCCAGCGCCGAGGTGCTGAGCGAGGCGCTGAAGGGCTGGAAGAGGGCGCCGCACAAGCCGGTTGCCTTCCAGTACCTGTTGAAGCTGCCACCGGAAGACGCCTGCTTCATTGGGCTTCACGCCATCGTCAACCACCTGTCCGACCCTGAAGCCAGCATGAGCGCCAACCGCCTCGCCGTGGTTGTAGGCAGCACCATCGAGCACGAGCTGAACGTCCGCACCTGGGCTGCGGCCGAGCCAGAGGCCTTCACCAAGACCCAGTTCAAGCTGGACCAGCAGGGGGCCACCGCCGGTCACCGCTATAAGGTGAACGTCGCCAAGTTCAACGCCCTCATGGAGAAGCAGCCGGAGCTGGAGTGGTCCAACTGGCCCTCCAGCACGCAGGCGGCCGTAGGTATCACCGTCCTGCGGGCAATCCAGACGGGGACCAACTGGCTGACCGAAGAGCCGCGCCAGCTTGAGCCGGGCGAGAAGCGAAACCCGACACGGGCACCCGACCGCATGATCCGCCTGTCGGATGCGGCCCTCGACATGCTCACCTCCGCCCTGGAGCGGCACTCGCTCGCCAACCCGGTGCTCGGCCCCACGGTCATCCCACCCAAGCGGTGGACCAACATGCTAAACGGCGGCTACCACACGCCCGTCATCCGGCATCCGAACCTCATCCGGTTCAAGGCGTCGACCACGCAGCAGAAGACCTGGGCGTGGGAGGACTACCAAGCCCTCGACATGCCTGTGGTCTACGAGGCGCTGCACGCTCTCCAGGAGACGCCATGGCGCATCAACGCGCGGGTGCTCGACGTGTTGCTGGCGTGCTGGGCGGCCGACACCAAGCGGCCGGGCTCCCTCGACAAGGGCATCGGCAAGCTGCCCCTCCTGCGCAAGGACGAGACCCCGCCCAAATACGCGGGCTATGAGGAAGAGCTGGAGGAGGTGAAGGCCTACCGCAAGCTCCACCCCGACGTGCCCCACGCCGAGCTGCCCGACGACATGCGGGAGAAGGAGGAGCGCACGAACGAGTGGAAGCGGCAGGCGACAGGCGTGGCGTCCCGCAATGCCCACAGCATCAGGCAGCGGCAGCGCGTCGACACCATCGTGCAGCAAGCCATCCGCTACCGGGAATTCGAGCAAGTCTACTTCCCACACATGATGGACTTTCGGGGCCGCAAGTACCCGATGGCCATCGCGCTCCAGCCCCAGGGCGACCACATTGCTCGCGGGCTGCTTACCTTCGCACGGCCGATGCGCCTCGGCGCTCGCGGACTGCGGCGACTCCTGATCCACACCGCCAACATGGCTGGCTTCGACAAGGCCACCCTGGACGAGCGGGTTGCGTGGACCATGGAGCACCTGCCTCTGATCCGACAGACCCACCAGGACCCCTTGGCCATGATCGACTTCTGGTCGGACATGGACAAGCCGTGGTGCTTCCTCGCCTCATGCTTCGAGGTTGGGGCAGCCTACGAGTTGGCAAACCCCGAGGACTACGAGTGCTCTCTGCCGGGCTACGCCGATGGCACGTGCAACGGTATCCAGCACCTCGCCGCCATCACGCGGGACGAGGAGGCCGGCCGTCTCGTCAACCTCGTGCCCCAGCCCTTCCAGCAGGACATCTATCGGGTAGTCGCCGAGGCGCTTCAGGCGCTCGCGGAGGCGGACCTTGAGCTGGGCGGTGCCTCGGCCGAAGCTGCCGGCTGGTGGCTCGACATCTGCGAGGGCAGCTTCAAGCGTACCCTCACGAAGCGACAGGTCATGGTGCTGCCCTATGGCGGTTCCCGTGATGCGTTCTTCAAGTATACGTGCAAGTGGCTGGATAGTTCCATCAAGGACGGCAAGGCAACCGCCCCGCCGACCTACGCTCTTGACCGGGAAGCCTTCAAGAAGCGAATGGAATACTGCCGCTATCTCTCCGTGAAGATGTGGGACGTTGTGAACAACCAGCTCAAGGGGCCGATGGCCGTCATGCGCTGGCTGGTCTCACAGGCCAGGGCCACCGCCGAGGCTGGCGCCCCCATCTTCTGGTCGACGCCCTCGGGCTTCGTGGTGAGGCACTTCTACGGGAAGTTCGCCAGCAAGAAGGTGCAGATGCGGCTGTTCGGCGAGATGGTCAGCCTCCGCGTCACCGAGCCGACCGATACCCTTGACCTGGAAGACCAGCTCAGGGGAGTTCCGCCCAACTTCATCCACTCGCTGGACGCCGCCGCCCTAGACCTCACCATCCACGAGGCACGCAAGCGGGGCATCCGAGACATCACGACCATCCACGATGCCTACGGCACCCACATGGCCCTGATGGACGAGCTGGACGAGGCGTTGCGGGAAGCCTTCGTGCAGGTCCACCGCGACAATGCTCTGGACCTCTTCCGGGCGGGCTGCCTCCGCGTCCTTACGGCGCATCACATCACGGACGGCGGGCTCGACCCGATCGCGGCCACTGAAAAGTCCGAAGAACAGCTAGACGTTCCGTTCGTAACGGGAAGTCTCGATATCGAAGCCGTGCGGAAATCAGCGTATTTCTTCGCGTGACGTTCAATGTCACCACATTAGAACATGTAAACGCGAAGTTCCCTGCACGGTCCACCTCTCCCGCCCAGACCTAGACCCCACTAGTCTGAGCCCAACTGGCCTCTCCAAGCCGACCATCCGGTTGGCCTGGAGGGGCCTTTTCTTTTTCGGCCAACCCAGGGAGCCAACCCCATGACATTCCGCAAGCCCATGCTCGCCGCGTCCGAGATCATCCGCCCCCAGGACCTCCGCGAATGGGCCGGCTCCAACACCGGACGGTACCTCGCCAGCGTCAAGCTGGATGGCGTGCGCTGCACGGTGGACTACTTGGCTCCCGGCCCCAGTGGCCGCAGCGGCAGGCACCACACCTACCCGCCGATCCCCTTCACCCGCAGCGGCAACGTCGTCCCCAACCGGATGATGCACCGAGCGCTGACCAAGCTGGCCATGGCCATGCCGGTCGCGGGGCTGGACGGTGAGCTGCTGGCGGCGGGATACCACGCGGGCACGGACGTGTTCCCCCAGGCCCAGAAGGCCTGTGCCGAAGCCGGCGGGTCGCTGGACTTCGTGGTGTTCGACCATATGCCCTCTGCGGCCATGGAAGGCACGAACCCCGACGCCATGCGCCGCCAGTCCTATCTCCGCCGCGTGTTCCACCATCCGCATGGCGCTCGCCCCACCATCGAGACTGCCCAGAAGCCTTACGCCACGCCTGCGTGGAGCAACGGCACCGGCCTCAACATCCTCCTGGCCGACCAATACCTCGTCGACCTCGCCGATCCTGAGGCCGGCGAGAAGCTGGCCACGTTCGCGGCCCGCGTCATGGACGAGGGCTACGAGGGCATCATCCTCCGACGCGCCGACAGTGCCTACAAGCATGGTCGCGCCACGGCGACCGAAGGCGATCTGCTGAAGGTCAAGCAGCGCGACCTCCAGGAGGCCGAGGTGCTGGAGGTCATCGAGCAGACGACCAACACCAACGCGCGGAAGGTGTCCGACGCGGGCGTGGAGGGCCGCCGAGGTTCCTCCAAGGCCGGCAAGGTCCCCGCCGGGACGGCCGGCAAGTTCCTCGCCCGTGACCTCGCCACCGGCAAGGAGATCAAGATCGGCTGCCGCAAGGGCCTGACAGACGCCGACCGCAAGGCGATCTGGGAGGACCGGGAAAGCTGGGTCGGCAAGGTCATCCAGTACGAGGCCGCACCGCCGGTCAACGAAGGCGGGCTGCCCCGGCAGGCCCAGTACGTCGGGGTGCGTGAAGCCGTGTCCATGTAGGAGGCCGCCGTGACCAAGTTCTGCAAAGACTGCCGATGTTGTCGGCCGGCGCACAGCGGCTTTGGCACCAACTACGACCTGCGCTACGCGAAATGCGCCCACCCCGCCGCACATTACGAGGATGTCGATCTCGTCGTGGGAACGCGGGTGGAGCACCAGATGCACTGCCGCGTGATGCGCAACCACGGCCACCTGTGCGGGGAAGCCGGACAGCACTTCGTCAAGGCTGATCCTCCCCCAGACCCTCCACCCGCTGACGACTTCTTCTCATGGCTGGCCCGGTTCTTCCGGTTCGGCCTCTGACCACCACTGACAGGAGGCGACCACATGAAGTGCCACATCGGCGAACCCCTCGACCGCGACAAGCTCTTCACCATGAGCCAGCTGGACGTGACGCGAGCGGCCCTCACTGCCCTCGACCCGGTGCAGCAGATGAAGCCCCACGAGATGGTGGCCGGCATCTCCCTGTTGTTCGCCGCCATCTGCCACCGGACGGGCGTCGACCCCCAGGACGCCCACACCTTCGGGATGCGCGTCATGACCACCCGCGAGCAGGCCAACTTCAAGGCCAACGACGGCATCCAGACCATCCGCGACTTCGCGGGGCTGCGCCTCATGGGCCAGGAAGTCGAGGTGGCGTGATGAAGACCAGACGCAAGAGCCAGTGGCTGCGCATCCCGAACCCCAAGCCCGGCGAGTGCCCCACCAAGGCCCGTATCGTGTTCGACCAGCCCCCGCCGGCCGGAACCGTCGTCACCGTAAGCGTGGTGTTCCCACCGCCCCAGGAGACCTTCCCGCTCGACCTCGGTTTCCGAGACCTGCGGAAGCGGCGAGCCCTTTGCGGCATCCTCGTCTTCAACGACACCGACCCCAAGACCCGAGAAGGAGAGTGACTACATGAACAAGCTCATCGGCGCCCTCGTGGGCATCGTGTTCCTCGCCGGCGTCACCGCCCTCGGCGGCAGCTTCTACACCGTCGACAGCGGCGAGCGTGGCGTCATCACCCGCTTCGGCAAGGTAGTCGACATGGCGCAGCCGGGCCTCGGCTTCAAGACGCCCTTCATCACGTCGGTCTACACCATCGACGTGCAGCCGCAGACCATCAAGGACGAGCTGAACAGCTACTCGTCCGACATGCAGCTCGGCGACATCCAGGTGTCCGTCACCATCGCCATCAAGCCCGACAAGGTGGCCGACCTCTTCGCCCAGTTCTACTCGCTGGACAACTACAAGAAGCGCATCGTCGCGCCTCGGCTCGCCCAGGAAGGCAAGGCGGTCTTCGGCCACTTCACGGCCCTGGAGGCGACCAACGCCCGCGACAAGCTCGCCATGGACATCCAGAAGGCGCTGGAGCCGGCCCTGGCCGAGTTCTCCAATGTGCAGTCCGTCCAGGTCGAGAACGTGAAGTTCGACCCGAAGTTCGACCAAGCGCTGCTGGCCCGCAAGACGGCCGAGATCGCCGTCGAGACCCAGAAGCAGGCCGCCCTGGAAGCGCAGGTCAAGGCGCAGATCGTCGTGACCAACGCCAAGGCGGATGCCGACAAGGTCATCCTCAACGGCGAGGCCGAGGCGCGGGCCATCAAGGCCCGCAGTGACGCGCTGAAGGAGAGCCCGAACCTCGTGGCGCTGACTGCCGCCGAGAAGTGGGACGGCAAGCTCCCGGCCACGATGGTCCCCGGCTCGGCGGTCCCGTTCCTGCCGATCAAATGACCGACCCCTCTAGCCCCCAGACCTTCCGCTTCGTCCTGAGGCGGCTGGACTGGGGGTTTCGCGCGTTTGTGGTGACCGATGCCGGGGACTTCCCCATCGGCCTGCCGCAGGCATCCAAGGCCGCCTGCCAGGAGCAGGTGACCAACTACCTCAGGCGCTGGCAGGCGCACCGCCGCCACGAGCGCCTACGGGGCCATGTCGCCTCGTTCACCGTCACCGTAGACCCCGACCAGGACCTAGACAGGCTGGTCGTGGAGTTCCCCACCCCGAAGGGGTAGGGGCCGCGCGGGGTGGTCCTCGTGGTCGCTCTCCAGGCCACCCCGCGCAACACCTTCAGGAGACCAGCATTTGGCCAAGACCGCATACAATTCCCCGGTGGGCGAAGTCGGCCCGCATCCGTGGCTCAACAAGGCCGACACCAAGTTTAAGGACGGCGGCGAGTTCCACGCCACCCTGCTGATCGACTTCGGCGCCCCGCAGGAGAAGTTCACGTCGTTCATCCAGGAGGCCGCCCAGGCTGCCCTGGAGGAGCACCTGCGCGACAAGGTGCCGAAGGGCGAGCACAAGAAGTGGAAGGTCTACCTGCCCTTCGAGCCGGTCTGCGACGCGGACGGCAACGAGACCGGCCAGATTGAGGTGAAGTTCGCCCAGAACCACACCCTCAAGCTCAAGGACGGCACGATCAAGAAGGTCTACATCGCCGTCTACGACCGCGACGACACCCTGCTGTCCAAGGAGGTCACCGACCCGGAGACGGGCGAGAAGTCCTGGGAGTCGCCGCCGATCTTCGCTGGCGCCGAGGTCCGCTTCCGCTACACCCTCCGGCCGGTCGCCGTACAGTCGGCCAAGATGGCCGGCGTCCGCCTGGACTTCAGCTCGGTGCAGATCATCAAGTCGGGCGGCGGTGCCAAGCGCGGCGGCTTCGGCGCCTACAGCGACGACACGGAGGCCCAGGCCACCACGTCGGACGGCGAGGCTGCCGAGGACAGCCCGTACTGAGGGACGCCCCATGAACCACGTCCCCGAGGAGGGCTTCGGTAACGCCGAGACCCTGACGGCTGGTGGTCCGGCCGCGCAAGGCATGGGCCAGCGCTTCGTCGCCGACATGTCGGTGGCCGGTGCGGTCGTCGTGCAGCTGCTTGGCGGCCAGACCTTCTCATTCCAGGCTCCGGTCGGAACCACCGTGTGGCACCTCAAGGTCGCCAAGGTGCTCCCCGCCACCACGGGCACTGGCGTGTTCACCAACCTGAGCGCCTGATGGCGGGCATCGCCAAGCAGGACAACCAGCGGCCCGGTAGGTTCAACCACTGGGCCGCCCGCATCGGGAAGGACCCCGGACTCCTCCACGGCTTCCGCTCGGGCCTGGAGGACACCAACGCAGAGTGGCTGCGGAAGCACGGCGTGGAGGTGGCCTTCGAGTCCATGAAGGTTCGCTACATCCAGCCACGCACGCTGCACACCTACACCAACGACTTCCCGCTCCCGAACGGTATCCTGGTGGAGACCAAGGGCAAGTTCGAGCCGGCCGACCGCAAGAAGCACCTGCTGATCAAGAAGCAGTGGCCCGAGCTGGACATCCGGTTCGTCTTCCAGCGGCCCTCCGACAAGATCAGGAAGGGCAGCCCCACGACCTACGCCATGTGGGCCGAGAAGCACGGCTTCCGGTGGGCCACCAAGCTGATCCCCGTCGAGTGGATGCAGGAGCCCGGCCCCGCGAAGAAGCCGGCTGAGGTGCTGAAGGGCAAACCCTTGGAGGTGTTCGATGCCGAGGAGTGAGGCCTACGAATGACCACCTGGATACTACTATTGGCAATCTGGGCTGGACCGACAGGCACGTCTGCCGCGCTCACCGCTCTCCCGTTCGGTTCTCAGGCTGCGTGTGAGATCACCGGACAGGCTGCCATGAAGAAGTGGGGTAACTGGCGCGTGAGCTACCTCTGCGTCGAGGTGTCGGCCAGGTGACCCTCTCCTGGCGGCCCCGCGAGCAGACCAACGCCGTGGTGGTCCACGACACGCACACCAAGCCTGACATCCAGCACGTCGAGGCGTACCTGTTGAATAAGGGGCTCGCCATGGGCCTCCTGGACATCGGGTACCACTTCGTCATCGAGCGTGACGGGGACTTTCTGGCCACCCGCTCGGACCACCTCATCGGCAACCACGCCCCGCACTACAACCTCGACACCATCGGCATCGCCCTCGTGGGTGGCCTGGACGAGGAGGGGCGGCAGGTCGACAACTTCACCGAGGAACAACGCGACACGCTCGCCTTCCTCATCGCCTACTGCCAGCTCAAGTACACACCGCCGTTCCCCTTGAGGGTGAGTGGCCACACCGAGCTGGCCCGCTTCAAGGACCGCGACATGCGTTGCCCCGCGACCGATATGGTCAGCGTGCGGGCGAGCTGGCGGCCGGTCTACGAGCATATCAAGGACACCCCCTTGGCACGTACCGACAAGACGGCCGACCTCGCCTCCCAGCGCAAGCTGGTCCGCGACTACCTGGAGCATGGCCGCCTCCTCACCAACCGCCGCGCTCTGTTGGAGCTGGGCATCGGGTCGCTCTCCTCGCGCATCGCCGAACTGCGGGCCGAAGGCGTCAACATCCAGGACCGCTGGGAGCGGGATGGCCACGGCGCCCGCCTGAAGACCTACTTCATCCCCGAGGCGCGGGAAGCCTACGTCAAGGGCACGAAGCCCGGCCAGGACTGACCCATGAGTGGCGTGTCCGACTATGACGATGCGGACTCGGGTGATCGGCTGAAGCTCGCCCGCCTGCGCCGCCAGCTGGAGCTGGAGGCCATCGGCCCCATTGGCGACCGCCTTCTGGAGGCCTGCATCGGTGACTTCCTCGGTGCTGGCGTCAGCCGCCGCGTGTTTGCCTGGAGGCCAGACCCCACGCTGGTCGTGAAGATCGAATACAGCGAGGGCTACTTCCAGAACGCCATGGAGTGGAAGGCGTGGATGGCGCTCGGCCGGTCACCCTTCGGCAAGCGCTGGCTCCTGCCGTGCGTCTCCGTCTCCAAGGATGGCCGCTTCCTGTGGCAGCGCCTTGGGGACAAGGCCCCCTGGAACACCGCCGGCCGCGCCGAGGCGATTACCGACTTCGCCGGCATCGAGGAAGGCGCAGGCATCTTCTGCGACCACCACGACGCCAACTGGATGTGGAACGAGCAGGCCGGCCTCTGGCAGCTCGCCGATTACGGCTTCGTCCACCCCTTCGACCGGCTCGCCCAGTGGGAGCCGCCCGCAGCCGACCCGGTGGCCACGAAGCCGCGCCGGGCCAAGAAAGGAGCGTGACCATGCTTCTGTTCATCGCTGGCATTCTCGCCTTCCTGAGCCTGATGGCCATCTACGCCTTGAAGTGGTTGGGCCTCGGCCTGGGCCTCTATATCGCCTACTGGGGCGCCGCTCTCCTCCTTGCTGCGCCGTGGCCCTACCTCCTGGCCGCCCACCAACTCATCGGCCTCATCGTGGTGTGGGCGTTGTCCTACGTGGTGGTGGCGGTCGTCCTGGTGCTCTCGGCCGCGCTGACGGTCGGCCACTAGGATGCGTGACGACCGCGAGGGTGGGGCAGCCGTCTCCACCCACGTGGTGTCCATGGGGCCATGCCCCAAGTGCGGCTCCCCCGACAACCTGAAGACCTACGCGGATGGCCACCAGCACTGCTTCTCGGCGGGCTGTGGCTATCACGTCCAGGCGTCCGGCGAGGAGAAGGGCACCACCCAAAGCGAGACCTTCAAAGCAACCCGAATGGACCTATTCGACGCCTACGGGGCCGACCAGTCGCCCCGACGCGGCATCTCCACACGTACCCTCCAGCGCTACGGCGTGTTCACCACCAAGTCCAAGGGTGCGGAGATCATCGTCTACCCGGAGTACGCCGAGGGAGGGCTGATCGCGGCCCAGAAGCTGCGGCGCCCCGACAAGACCTTCCCCTGGGTCTATGCGGCCGACATGCCGAAGGACCCGCAGGGCCACCCGGCGGTCAACCGCTGCTGGCTCTGGGGCCGCAATGTCTACGGCGACAACTTCGACAAGCGCATCGTCATCACCGAGGGTGAAGAGGACGCCATGTCGGTCGCCGAGGTGACCGACTTCAAGTTCCCCGCCGTGTCCATCGTCAACGGGGCGGCTGCCGCCAAGGCCAGCCTCCAGGCCAACTACCTATGGCTCGACCGGTTCGAGGAAATCATCCTCTGGTTCGATGACGACGAGGCAGGCCGACAGGCGGTGGCCGAGTGTGCCCCGCTGTTCGCGGTCGGTAAGGTGCGCATCGCCAAGGCGCTCGGCTTCAAGGACGCCAACGCGGCGCTCCAGGCCAAGAAGCCCTCGGCGATTGAGGCGGCTGTCTGGGGGGCATCCCTGTGGCGGCCCGCCGGCATCGTCAACGCCTCGGCCAACCCCGACGACGTTCTCGCTCCGAAGGAGGGGGCCGCCAAGGGCTTCCACTGGCCGTGGCCCTTCATCGAGGGAATGGTAGGACCTATGGCCCCCGGTCAGGTCGTTTACCACGTGGCGGGGACCGGCATCGGTAAGTCCTCCGTAATCGCCGAGATAGCCGAGTGTGTACGCGAGCAAGGCGGCAAGATTGGCTGGATGGGCTTCGAGGATACTAGGCGCGACACCAAGCTCCGCTTTCTGTCGGTTCACGTCAGCGAGCGCCTGGACCTAAACCCCCGGCCAGACGCCGACATGCTCAAGCTGCACGAGGAGGTGTTTGGCCCCGGCCGCGTCGAGCTGTTCGACCCCGAGAGTGCCGAGTGGACCATGGAGGCGATCATCCGCTACGTGCGGTATTGCGCCAAGGCCCTCGAATGCCAGTTCATCGTGCTGGACCCGCTGTCCTTCATCGCCGCCGGCATCGACCTTGAGGCCGACACCGTGAAGGCGCTGGACCGCGCCAGCCAGGAGATCGCCCGCGCCGCCAAGGAGCTGGGTGTCCACATTCAGGTCGCCCACCACCTGCGGCGAACCATGGGCATCCCCCACGAGGAAGGCGCCCCGACCTCCATCAACGAGCTGCGCGGTAGTGGCAGCATCGCCAACTTCGCCGGCATTGTGCTCGGCTGGGAGCGGAACCAGCAGGCCGAAGGGCTTGCCACGCTCCTCCAGCAGTGCCGCGTCTTGAAGAACCGCCGGGTCGGCCCGACAGGCGTGGCGGGCGTGCTCGAATGGAACCCCATCAGCGGACGCTACAAGGTCAGCAACAAAGCCTTCCCCGAGCCGGGCAAGCCGGGGCAGGGAGGCAATAACCCCCATCGGGGTGGCTTCGGCAGGGCACCAGGCCCCCAGCACCCCGAGGAGACCTTCGATTGACAGATGAAGAAGGCCGCGAGCTGGGCACCCGCCTCCGGCTCGCCCAGGCTGCCATCGGCCTCTACAAGAAGGCCTACGACGCCCTCCTCTACTACGGCGTCAATTTCCGATCCCTACCGACCTTCGAGCAGCAGACGCCCGACGACCCCATGAAGGCCCCCCAGGCCTACATGAGCTGGGTCCAGCGGATGCGTAGCGACATCGACGCGGCCGTGCGCCGCAAGGGCTTCAAGGTCCATACCAAGGACAACGACGAGGAATGATCGAACACCGCAACCTGACCAGCGAAGTCCTCGCGTCCGGCATCACCGAGATCGGCATCTGCGACTACCGGGGATGGGGCATCAAGGAGGGCGACATGGTTGCCACCTCCATCCTGTCCTACAGGTCGGCCCGCATCCAGGATGCCGAGGTGGTCTCCATCAAGGCCCCCAAGCTGGACAATGGCCCCTACTCGGTGGTCAAGGAGTCCTGGGAGTACGCCTACACGTATGGCGGCAAGACCGAATGGTACCCCTCATCGACCATCCAGGTCCTCGACGCCACAGGCCAACCCATCGGCGGCAGCCTGGAGCGCCGTGGCTCCCTCAAGATCGCCTACGAGCGTACCGGCAAGCGCACCGTGAGCCGCACCCTGGACCTCCGCTGGCTCCCTGAGGTCAGCAAGCTGGCCCTGTGCGCCGCTGATGTCTGCGCCGTGATCCCGCTCGACGCCGTGGTTCTCACCAAGCAGGAGGCCTCCCGTCTCCAGCGCCGTGATGACTTTCTGGACCGACTGGAGGCGGCCGGCGTGGACAACTGGGAGGGCTACAGCTGCGCCTTCGAGGGTGACGAGGACGACGACGAGGAATGACCCCCGTCGCCAACCTCGGGGCCTATAACGCCTCCCTGTCCAGCTCGCTGGAAGAGAAGCTGCCCCTTATCGCCGATCTGCCCCAGGACGTTGGCTTCGTGGTCGACTACGGGTGCGGCGACGGGTTGCTGCTGGAGGAGGCTCGCCGCTTGCGGCCGAACCTGCGCTCCATCGGCTACGACACCTCGCTGGATCAGATGGTCGCCGCGACGGCACGCGGAGTGGCCGCCACCACGAGGATCGAGTCCGTAAGGCTGGCCGCGCGGGACACCCCGCCCGGCACCAAGACGGCCATGGTGCTGTCCTCCGTTGTCCACGAGCTGCCCCACCACGACCTACGCCCCGTCCTCTATGAGGCTCGCACCCTCGGCGCCGACTACATCGCCATCCGCGACCGTGTGCTCTACCGGCGCTGGCTCGGAGGAGCCCGCAAGGAGGCCGCCCACGTGAAGTGGCGCACCAAGGGCGAGGACTGGCCCAGGCTCCGGGAGTTCGAGCGCCGCTGGGGCAACATCGAGGAGCACCACCACCTCGTCCACTACCTCCTCAAGTACCGCTACCGGGACAACTGGAAGCGGGAGCTGGAGGAGAACTACATGGTGGACGTGGACACGCTCCTCTGCGTCGCCGAGAGCTTCGGCTACGTGCCCCAGAGGGTCGAGCTGTACCAGCAGCCCTGGCTCGGGAAGCACGTCAAGGAGACCTTTGGGTTCGAGCTGTCAGGCCCGACCCATTGCCGTCTCCTCCTCAAGCACTGCGGATAACGCACCTATTTGACCAACCGACCCTCAGGCGTCGGCCGGCACCTCTACTTCGACACCGAGGGCAACGGCCTATGGCGCCGCGTGCCTGCTGTCTTCAATAAGGACGGCAAGCTCCGCACCCCTGAGAAGCCCCAGATCACAGCGCTGTGGTGCATCGGGGCAGTCGACATCCACACCAACGAGGAGTTCTACTTCGGGGTGGACCAGGAGCCCGGCTCCGGGCACACCATGGAGGACGGCTACCTCTTCCTGACCGAGGCCGCCGCCCTATGTGGGCACAACGCCATCGGTTTTGACTACAAGGTCCTCCGCAAGTTCGGCGGCCCCCACGGCTACAAGGACCCGGCGCTGTGCTGGGACTCCATGGTCACCGCCAAGCTGATCTGGCCTGCTGACGCCCTCATCGGCCCCGACATGAAGCTGATGGCGCGGGGTCAGCTGGAACCGGTCCTCGTCAAGCGCCACTCCCTGAAGGCCTGGGGCCAACGCCTCGGCGAGCTGAAGGACGAGTACAAGGGCGGCTTCGAGGCCTGGAACCAGGAGATGGCCGACTACATGATGCAGGACTGCCGGGCTGGCTTGAAGCTCTGGCGCCTGTGTCTGAAGCGGCTTGGCTGGGAAGGCGCCGATCCGGGTACCCGCCGAGTGCCCGATCTGGCCATGGAAATCGAGCACGGCTGCGCCGCCGTCATCTCCGACCAGGAGGACTGTGGCGTCCGGTTCGACCTGGAGAAGGCCCGCAAGCTGGCCGGCGAGCTGAAGGACGAACAGCTTCGTCTGGAAGCGATCCTCCAGGGGGTCTTCGGCAAGTGGTGGGCGGCCGGCAAGGAAGGCGTCTGGACCGCAACGTCTGACGTAAAGCGGCACGACTTCCCCGACATCACCCGGCCGCGCGTCTCCGAGAAGACCGGCAAGCCCCTGAAGCCTTATGTCGGCCCGCCCCTGGAGCACCACGAGAAGGGCGCCAAGTTCACCCGCGTCGAGTACGTGACCTTCTCGGCCTCCAACCGCAACCACCTCGGCAAGCGCCTTCAGGAGGTCTACGGCTGGCGGCCCCAGGAGTTCACGGAGGAGGGTGCCCCAAAGGTCGATGAGACCGTGCTGGAGGACATCCCCGAGAGCGTTGTCCCCAAGGAGGTGACCGAGGCCGCGACGGCCTACTTCAAGGTCACCAAGATGCTCGGGATGCTCGCCGTTGGTCCCAAGGCGTGGCTCAACCTCGTCCTGGACGACGGCAGAATATACGGCAAGGTCGACCCGTCCGGCACGGTGACCTATCGCGGCTCCCACCGCGACCCTAACCTCGGGCAGGTCCCGAAGGTCCAGGTCGACAAGGTCACCAAGCATCCGGTGCTCGGCATCAAGGGTGGATACGGCTACGAGTGTCGCGACCTCTTCATCGCGGATGAGGGGTGGGAACTGACCGGCGTCGACATGTCCAGCCTGGAGCTGATCGACCTCGGCCACTACCTCTGGCGCTTCGACAAGGGCGTCTTTTCCGCCCGCGTCTGCGATCCGGACCGTGACCCTCACACGGAACACGCCGAGATCACGGGGCTGTCGCGCAACGACACCAAGACTTGCACCTACCTCTACGTCTACGGCGGATCGGCCTGGAAGCTCACCTTCCAGATCGACGTGAAGCCGGAGGAGATCGCCGACCTACTGGCCTACAAGGGCCTGCCGATGCTGCTGGCCAACCTGAAGCGCCGCTTCGGGGAGAAGTTCGTTGAGCCGGACGACAAGGGCAAGGCGCTGCTGGCCAAGGCTCGGCAGATCATCCTTGCCTTCGAGCAGAAGATCGAGGGCCTGAAGCTCCTCAAGGACGCGGTCACGAAGCAGGCTGAGCGGGACGGCTTCCTGATCGGCATGGACGGCCGGCGGCTGTTCGTCCGCAAGCCCCACGCCGCCCTCAACACGCTGCTGCAATCGGCCGGCGCCATCTCGTGCAAGCTCTGGATGATCCTCGTCCACCGTCACCTGCGCGAAGCCGGGCTGGTCCTCGGCGACGACTACAAGCAGGTGCTCTGGGTCCACGACGAGCTTCAGATCACCCACAAGCCTGAACACCGCGAGCTGATCCGCCGCGTCTGCCTGGAGTCCGCCCGCGAAGCTGGCGAGATGCTGGGCCTGCGCGGCGCCTACCGGGGTGAGGCAAAGACAGGACACTCATGGGCCGAAACCCACTAGGCGTCGGACATCCGGGAGTGGGGCGGGCTTACGTCGGCCCCATCTCCATGGAGGTGTTCCACGTCCTCCGCAAGATCGCCGGGGAGCCCATCTCCGTCGCATCCAACTTCGCGCGGGACCACGCGGTCTCGGTGGCGCTCGCCGCCTCCATCGGCTGGATCACGGTCGTGGAACCGGACGGCGGCACCTACTCCCGCATCTGGAAGATGACCCTGCCGGGGCTGCACGCCCTGGAGACCCGGAGCCCGTGATGGTCAAGCGCATCCTCATTGTCGACGGCGACGTGATCGCCTTCAAGGCCGCTGCGGCTGCCCAGCAGGAGCTGCGCGACGAAGCCGGCTACCTCACGCCGTTCGCCAACAAGGCCATGGGCGAGGCGGTGGTCCACAACATGCTCTGGGGCCTGAAGCGGGGCCTGGAGGCGGACGACATGGTCGTCTTCGTCTCGGCGCCAACCAACTTCCGGCACCAGATCGCCGAGGACTACAAGGGCACCCGCAACTACGACATCCTCTCCCGCCCGCTGCTGCTTGGGCACCTCAAGCAGTACCTGCGGGACGAGTTCGGCGCCGCGCACTTAGAGAACCTGGAGGCGGACGATGCGGTGAGCCTCGCGGCCACCTCCGGCCTGCCTGACTTCCGGCCCGACGAGGCGGTGGAGCGCGTGGTGGTCGGCCGGGACAAGGACTTCAAGTGCATCCCCGGCAAGCACCACCAGCTGAACGACATCACCCCCTCGGGGAAGATGATCGTCCGCGACATCAGCCAGGAAGAGGCCGACCGCTGGCACATGTTCCAGACGCTGAAGGGTGATGCCATCGACGGCTACAGCGGCTGCCCAGCCTGCGGTGACGTGAAGGCCAACTCCATCGTCTACCCGGAAGACGGCATCTGGCGGCGCCTCGTGGCCCAGCCCTACGTCAAGCGGGCAGGGGTCAACAAAGGGCAGGCCACCACCAAGTGGACCGAGGAGCCCTGCGCCGACCTCTGGGCTGTCGTCGTGTCCCACTTCGAGCGCCAAGGCCTGACCGAGCAGGACGCCCTGACGCAGGCGCGGCTGGCCCATCTTCTGCGGGCCGGGGAGTACGACTTCAGGACAGGGGAGGTGACACTTTGGACGGCGGACAAATTGACCTCGGCGCTGAAAGGCTGAGGAGGCACGAGGCCAAGCTGGCAGCCTTCAGGGCCGTGTATGGCGCCAACGCGGGGCAGGCCTTCGCGGACGCCCACCGCGACCAGATGGTCCCCACCGGGGTGGTCTGGCCCAAGGATTGGCACATGCGGACTGACGCCATTGGTAACGAGAGGAGTGGCTAATGTATTACCTCTGGACCAGCAACATGACCCCAGCCGGGGAATGGTCGGAGTGGCATCTGGAGGCCACCTACAAGGCCAGGGGCGCCAGGACCGCCCTCATCAATAAGCTCCGGCGGTGGCGTAAGGACCGGGTCCGCTTCAAGACCCTCGACGTCGCCTACGAGCCTCCGTCCCACGAGCTTGGCACGGAGGTCACCCCCTGAAACTCAAGGTCATCAACCTCTACGCCGGCCCCGGCTCCGGCAAGAGCACCACCGCCGCAGGCCTATTCAACCTGATGAAGACCTCCGGCTACAGCGTCGAGCTGGTCACCGAGGCCGCCAAGGATCGCACCTACGAGCGGGCCTGGGACATCCGGGACAACCAGCTCCTCCTCTTCGCCCAGCAGGACCACCGGCTTCGCCGGCTGGAGGGGCAGGTGGAGTGGGCGATCACCGACAGCCCGCTGCCGCTCGGCATGGCCTACTGTCATGGAGAGTATGGCTTCTGGCTCACCCAAGCGATCCGCAGCCGGTTTGACCAGTACGACAACCGCAACGTCTTCATCCGCCGGGTCAAGCCCTACCAGACCTTCGGGCGGACTCAGACCGAGGATGAGGCGCGGGCGCTGGACAGGCGGGTCTGGGACATCTTCCTCACCATCTGCGGCGGAAGCATCACCCTGACCTCTGTGATCGATGGGGACGCCGAGGCCCCCTACACCATCATGCATCACCTGGGGCTCGCCGTGCCGGTCGTGCCCCGCAGATCGGGACTTGACTGGGAATGAACATGAACCCCGGCCCGGAGTTCGACCCCAAGGCCCCCAACGGCGTGGCCGGCTGGGTGCATCCGTCCGGCGAGAAGACTGTCGTCGCACCTTACCACGGCCCCCTGAAGCCTGCCCCCAAGAAGGACATGGTGAACCTCCCGGCCCACTATGCCCGCTTCAAGATCGAGCCGATGCGGTTCATCGCCGAGAACGGCCTGAACTGGTTCCAGGGGAACATCATCAAGTACATCTGCCGGTGGGATGCCAAGGACGGTCGTCAGGACCTCCGCAAGGCCGCCCGGTACCTCCAGATGTGGCAGCTGTTCCTCGACGGCAATCCCGACTGGTGGCGTGCCTCCAAGCACCCGGATGAGCGCATTGACGAGCTGGAGCGGCAGCTGGCCGACACGCTCGCCAAGAACGTCTACCTCCAGCAGGAGATCGCCAAGCTCAACAAGGAGCTGGCGTCCGCCAAGGACACCAATGCCAAGCTGGTCGTCTCCAAGGAGATGGCCGGCACCACGCAGCAGTGGGCCGTTGGCCTCGCGGGTGTGGGCCGTCACGAGAACGCCGGCCACTACGACCGGATGGAACTTGACGAAGCCGGCGTTCCGCTGGTGTAACTAAGGGTGTAACGTGAAGCTCCCGCTTACGAAACATCAGTCGGTCGACGGCATCATGTCGGCCTTCCACAAGACCATCGCGGCGCTGTCCGCGCTGGCCGACCGCAAGGACGCCGAGGCCCGCAGCAAGGAAGCCAAAGCGCAGTCCCTCGTCACCGAGGCCCGTGCCGCCGACCTGGAAGCCGACAAGGCCCGCAAGGTCGCCGCATCCATCAACGAACTGCTGGGGTAATCGCCATGCTCTCGTTCTGGTCCGTCGCCGTCGTGTTCGCCCTCTGGGCCGCCTACAACATCTTCTTCGCGAAGACGCCGGCCCGGAACGCAGAGCTGGCCATCGTCCTGGCCGTCCTGGCGGGGCTCACCGCCCTCTAGGAGACTCAATGCAGCGCCGTGTTGCGCCTCTCCGGTCAGACTGGCCGGAGATACCCCGAGATTTGCTCGAATTTCTGGAGAGCAGCTACCCGCCGAAGTGCCTGGAGCCCGACCAGTCCCGCGATGAAGCGATGGACTACGGTGGCCGCGTGCGCCTCATCGGGGAGCTGCGTCTGGCATTCGACATCCAGCAGGAGCAGGGCTGAGCCCAATGTGCTTCGGCTCCAAGAGCCCGTCCAACCCGGTCACCAAGCCCTCGTACAGCGTCGATGACATGTACACGGCGGTGAAGTCGGACACCAAGGACGCGGCATCGGCGACCACAACCCAAGACGGCATGGTCGACCAGCGGCCCGCAACCAACCAGCGGGCCACCAACTACTCCGTGACGGGAACCACCATTCCCGGCATGTGACCAGGAGCAATCCAACACCAATGTGCTTCGGATCGTCCAAGGTCCAGCAGGCTGAAACGCCGGCTGCGGCCCCGGCCGCGCCTGACCCTGCCGCCAAGGAGCAGGAGATCGGCTCGGCCCGCAAGGCGGAAGATCAGGCCGCCTACGGCACCTCCGGCAAGCCCCAGACCCGCGTCAACCGTGCCCTCTCCGGTGCGGCGACCTCGGGTGGCGCTGGCCTCTACATGTGAGGTGAGCCATGGCGCTCCGCTCTCCTCCGTTCAGCCTGGGCCGACCCGCCGAGGCCGTCTACAAGGCCGCCTCCGGTCCCCGCCAAGCCGTGATCGATGAGGGGCGGGCCATGTCCAAGCTGACCATCACCACCGTGATGCCGCCGGACGGGTACGAGCCGGGTGACGAGGTCGAGTCCCAGAACCAGGGCCTTTCGGCCTACCTCGTGGGCTCCCTCGCGTCCCAGCTCATGTTCATGGCCTTCCCGCCGGGCCTGCCCGTCCTGCGCTTCGTCCCCATCGAGTATCAGCTACAGCAGGAGATCGAACAGGACCCCGAGCTGTGGTCGAAGACCGAGCTGGGCCTGTCGCGGCTGGAGATGATCCACCGCGAGGGGATGCAGACCACCGACCTCAAGTCGGTCTACGTCCAGTACGCCCAGCTTCTCCTCGTCGCGGGCAACGGCTGTTGGCGCCACACGGTGCTGGAGCAGCCGCGCTTCCACACGCCCGAGGAGTACATCGTCATCCGTGACAAGTACGGCCAGCCCCTCCTGATCATCGTGGAGGAGACGGTCGCTGTCATGGAAGAGGATGAGGCCACCCAGGACTTCTTCCTCCGCTACGACGAGGACCTGGGCGACAAGGACCCCTGGGAGCGCAGCGTCACCGTCTACACGGTCCAGAAGCTGTGCGTCCACGACAACGGCGAGCGCTACTGGGAGTGCTGGCAGGAGTACAAGGGCCACCTTGTCCCTGACACCGACTTCGAGTGTGACTACGAGGCGCCGCCCCTCCAGGCCGACTGGCTCATCCCCATCAAGGGCAAGAACTGGGGCAGGGGCTACTGCAAGCAGTTCGAGGGCGACCTGTTCACGCTGGAGCAGAACAGCTCGGCGATCAACGACGGCGCCGCCATCAACAGCTTCATGCTCCTGTTCGTGAAGTCCGGCCGGACCAGCATCAAGCAGGTCCGCGAGGCGCAGAACCTGGAGGTCATCCCAGGGTCGGCCGAGGATGTCTCTGTCCTCCGCACCGACAAGGGCGCCGACCTCAACGTGGTCGACAAGAACATCGAGCGGGTCTCCCAGAGGCTAGGCCGAGCGTTCCTGTCGGTGGCGTCCATCCAGCGGCAGGCCGAGCGCGTGACCGCTGAGGAATGGGTCCGCATGGGCCAGGAGCTGGATAAGGCCATGGGTGGCGTCTACGCCAGCATGGCGAACGGCGTGAACCGCCCCAAGCTCCTCCGCTTCATCGCCCTCAACGAAGAGGCCCACCCCAAACTCCCCAAGCTGCCTCGCGGCTCGGTGGAGGTGCGTGTGGCGACCGGCCTCGACGCCATGGGCCGCTCGGCGGAAGCCTCGGCGCTCGACCGCGTGGTGACCCGCCTCAACGCCGCGTTCGGCCCCCAGGCCACCGCCCAGATCGTCAATCCGCTCGACTACGCCCGCCGCGTGGCGGCCTCCGAAGGCATCAAGCCTGACGGGCTGATCAAGAGCGATGACCAGCACGCCCGCGATATGCAGGACCAGAAGAACCAAGCCATGCAGCAGACGCTCATGGACAAGGGGACGGGTCCCGCCATCCAGACCATGGGGAAGGCGCTCATGGACCAGATGTCGCAGGCACCCCAGCAGCCGCCGCAAGAGGGTAGCACCCAGTGAGTGACGCATCCAGCAAGCCGACCGCCGCGCAGGCGGTTGCCAACGCACCGGCCAACCGCTCCGGCAGCGCCGAGGCGACCTTCGAGTCCACCGACGACCTCGGCAACGATATCGACTTCGGGGAAGGCCTCTCCGAGGAAGAACGCGAAGCTGCGGCTGCCGCTCTTGCCAAGGAAGGCGAGGGGGATGACGACCAGCAAGGCGAGGACCCGCCGAAGGAGGAGGCACAGGACGATGACGCCGAGGCGTCCGACTACGAGGCCCTGCCCGACTTCGACGCAGCCAAGCCCGAGGTCCTGTCCGCCTACGACAGCCGGTTCTACAACGATGCCGGCGAGCTGGACCGCGATGCTCTGACGGCGGAGTGGAACGCCAACGCCAAGCCCGGCGAAGACGGCCAGCTGGTTGGCGAGCTGAACGAAGGCACCTACGCCTACCTCCAGCACCGCCTCGGCCTCCCGAAGGACACGGTGAAGGAGATCGAAGCCGCTCTCTCCTCCCGCAACGCCAACGCGGGCGATGCGTTGGTCACCGCCAGCTTCGGCTCGAAGGACAACTACCAGGAGGCCCTGAAGTGGGCGCGGGAGGGCGGCTACGATAAGGCCGGCCAGAAGCGCTACAACGCGGCCCTCAAGCGTGGCGGCCAGGATGCGCAGGACGCCCTCGACGCCCTTGCGGCCCGCTACGTCCGCGCCACCGGCAAGGCCCCGCTGGCCCCCGCCCAGAGCAAGACCAACCTCCCGGCCGGCCGTCCGGTCAACGCCAAGCGCGAGCTGGGCCGAGGCACCCCCGCCACCCCGGCTGCGGCCGACGACGTGTTCTCCAGCATGGCCGACTACCGCTCCGCCCTGCGGGAGGCCGGCAACGACCGCGCCAAGATCGAGGCGGCCCGCGCCAAGCTGCGCCGCTCCAACACCAAGGGCTGGGCCGACTAGGCCCGCCACCCAACCGGAGTTCCAAGCATGACGTTCTCGAAGGCCATTGCCTCCATCCTCGCCGGCATCGTCACCCTCGTGGGCATGATCGTCGGCTCGAAGTACACCGACTTCCTGACCCCCGAGGTCCAGGGCGTGATCGTCACCATCATCACGACCCTCGCGGCGGCGCTGTGGAAGGACGGCAAGACGGTCATCTACGCCGACAAGTCCGAGGCCGCTGCGGTGGTCGCCGATCCCACCATCGACGCCAAGGCGGGCTGACCCATGAGCGAATGGCTGGCGGCCGTTGTCGCCATCCTGAAGCTCATCAACCTCGTGCTGACCCGCGCCCAGTCCGCCAAGGACGAGGGCATTGGGTACGGCAAGGCCGTTGAGGAGGCAGCCACCAATGTCTCCAGCATCGTGGCGGCGGCCGACAAGGCTGCTGCCGACAGTCGGGCTCACAGTGGCAGCCTTAGCGCTGACCAGCTGCGCGACGAACCCGACCCTTATCGACGCGACTGAGACCGTCGCGACTTCGTACTGCCGAGCCGCCAAGCCAATCAGCTGGAGCCGGCAGGACACCACCGACACCATCGTTCAGATCAAGGCCCACAACGCGGCCTGGACGAAGGTGTGCGGCTCTCCTAAGGAATAATTGACGCATGAGCGCATATACCGACGCCCGGTCCCGTCCCGGCGCCAAGCTCAACGGTGCTGACGACCGCCAGCTGTTCGCGGTCGAGTTCCTGGCCCAGGTCCTGGAGGCGTGGGCTCAGACCAACGACTACGAGTCGTTCTACTTCCAGAAGAACATCACCACCGGCAAGGCCGAGGAGTTCCCGATCATCGGCCGCAAGCGCGATGCGACGGACCACGAGCCGGGCGAGGAGGTGCTGGGTGGCACCATCGAGGGCAACTCGGTCCAGATCGGGCTTGATAAGCAGGTGATCGACGCCGTGTTCATCGCGGACATCGACGAGCTGATCAGCCACTTCGAGCTGCGTGGCCCCTACGCCCGTCAGCTGGCCGAGTCCCTGGCCACCGTGTTCTGCCAGCGCGTGGCGCAGCTGCACATCCTGGCCTCGCGTGTCACCACCCCGCCGTACACGGGCGGCCCGGTGCCGGGATACGCCTGGAACGCCGCCATGGCGACCGACCCGAACGCCATCGAGAACGCCTACTTCGCCGCCAAGGAGTACATCAAGACGCGCGACGTGGGTGGCACCCTCCAGGCCCGTCTGAAGTGGGCGCAGTACCTCCTCTGCGCTCGCTACTCGGGCTTCCAGGGCTCCAACCCGGCCGGCCTCACCGCTGCGGCTCCGTTCACCCAGGACGGTCGCCGCACGGGCGAGATGATGCCGTTCGCGGGCATCAGCACCAAGCCGACCAACTTCATGCCGAGCACGAACGTCATCACCGGCCCGTCCAAGTACCAGGGCGACTTCCGCACGACGGTCGGCCACATCGGCACCGAGATGGCGGTCGGCGTGCTGGAGCGCAAGGCGCCGAGCGTCAGTGTGGTCAAGGCCCCGACGCGCCTCGGCACGCTGCTGATCGCCTCCCAGTTGCACGGCGGCGGCGTCCTCCGCCCCGAGTGCTCCTTCGAGCTGGCCAGCGCGGCCCGCTCCTGAGGCACTGATGCAGGACTGACGAAAGGGACCCTCGGCCTAACCGCCGGGGGCCTCTTTTGGCGCTTGCCTGAGCGAGGTGGACCACCCGCCACCTCCGCAGCCTGCCGGGTGGCAACTTCAGGCAAGCACCCAAGGAGACCCCATGACCGACCTCCAGACCACACCCACGACCCTCCTCCAGGCCATCAACCTAATGCTGGCCGCCATCGCGGTCGATGCCGTCGATAGCCTGGACGACATCAACTATGACACCAACGTCGGGCAGGCGTTCATCGCCCTCAACGACGCCTCCATGTCCATCCAGCTCGGCGAGGGCATCTCGTCCAACGTCGAGACGGACTACCCGCTGGTGCCGGGTGAGGATGGCACCGTTGCCCTTCCGGCCAACACCATCAAGTTCCGCCTCAGCCCGAGGTCGGGGGCACTCGACGTGGTGCAGCGCGGCCTGCGGCTCTACGACCGCAAGGGCCACACCTACAAGTTCGACAAGACGGTCTACGGCGACCTGACCATCGGCCTGGACTGGGATGAGATGCCCCAGGCGATGCGGAGCTACATCTTCAACAGCGCCGGCCTGACGTTCGTTGGCAACCGCATCCAGTCTGGGCAGGCCTATCGGTTCTCCCAGGCCAAGCTCGAAGCGGCGCGGCTCGCCTATGAGCAGGCCGAGATGGAGCAGGGAGGCATGGGCCTCCAGAACGCATTCGCCCAGGCGCGACGCAACCGCTTCCAGAGGTAGACATGAGCGACGAACTGGTGGGTCGGCCCGTACCGAACCTCATCCAGGGTATCAGCCAGCAGGCGGCCATGCAGCGCCGCCCGACTCAGGCGGAAGAGCAGTTCGACTGCATCAACTCCACGCTGGAGGGCTGCATTCCTCGGCCGGGCTACGAGCTGCTGCGGCGCATCCCCCTCCAGGACTGGCAGAAGGCCTACTTCGCGGAGATCGAACGCGGCACCTCCGAGCACTACCTTTCGGTGGTCAACGCCGGGTCGCTTCGGGTCCTGGACCTGGAGGATGGCTCCGACTGCACCGTGACGGTCGACACGGAGGCGGCGCCCTACCTCGGCTACGACGGCGGCAATCCACGCGACAACTTCTGCCACGCCACGCTGAACGACACGACGTTCCTGGCCTCGAAGGTCCGCCTTCCGGCCATGAAGTCCGACCTGTCGCTGTCCCGTCCACCCGAGGCCCTGATCTATTTCAAGGCTGGGGGCTACTGCGTCACCTACCAGCTGGCCATCACGTATGGTGGCAAGGTCTACCGCTGGACCTACACCACCCCCGACAACTCGACGGCCGGCAATGCGGCGTACATCACGACCAACCACCTCGCGGCGGCCTTCTATAAGGCGATGACCGGCGGTGTGGCACCCACGCTGGGCACGGCCGACTCTGGGTCTACCACCACGTCCGATAATGCCGGCGTCGGGGCGGCCACGACAGGTGGAAGCGGAACCATCGTCGGTACGACGGATATCCGCACCCTCGGCTTCTCCGTGGAGATAAAAGGCAACCTCCTCCGCATCTGGCGGGGCAGTGACCAGAACGACTTCTCCATCGATACGGCCGACGGGCAGGGTGATGCCCACCTGCGGTCTTTTAAGGACAACTGCGCCGCGTTCTCCGACCTACCGAAGAACGGCTTCGACGGCTTCCTGCTGAAGGTGCGTGGCACCGACAACACGAAGGACGACGACTACTACGTCCAGTTCAAGGGCAAGTCGGCCTCCAACGGGTATTGGGAGGAGTGTGCGGCCGAGGGGGTCAAGACCACCATCGACCCATCCACAATGCCACACGTCCTCACCAACACCGCCTTCCGCGCCTTCACCCTGACGAAGCCCTCGTGGTCGACCAGGATTGCCGGTGACGAGGAGAGTTGCCCCGATCCGTCCTTCATCGGCACCTCCGTCCAAGACCTGTTCGTGGATCACAACCGGCTCGCCATCCTCACCGAAGGCACCGCCGTGTGGAGCAAGAAGCGCTTCTACTACACGTTCTTCCGCGACACGATGCAGACCGGGCTGGCTGATCAGCCAATCGACGTGGAGGTGGGAGGCGGGCAGCGCGTGGCGCTCCTGCGCAAGGCAGTCCAGGCGCTGGAGACTCTGTATCTGTGGGCGCCCGGCGTCCAGTACCGGGTCACCTCGGGGCAGGACCCCTTCAAGTTCGACACCGTCGACACGCCTCCGAGCACCTTCTACGAGTTCGTTGAGGCATGCCGCCCCTGCGCAACCGGCTCCTCCGTCTACTTCCCGACCGAGGCGGGAGCCTACGTCTCCGTCCGCGACCTGATGTTCCAGAGCGGGAAGGTTGCCGGCGACACGGATGTCACGGAGCACGTCTCCAAGCTCATCCCGGCCGGCACCCGCATTCTGACAGCCAGCGACACGCTGCGCCACATGGTGCTCCAGACGGATGGCCACAAGGGCCGGCTCTACCTCTACAACTGGCTGTTCTCCAGCTCGGGGAGCCAGGACGGGGCGGTGCAGCGAGCGCAGTCGGCCTGGAACATCTGGCGGCTCCCCTCGGACCGCAGCGTCCTCTGGTGCAGCTTCTACAAGGCGAAGCTCTACGCAGCCCTGCAACACGGGGCGGACGTGGAGATCGTCTCGTGGGACATGACGCCCCAGCTCAAGGACCCAGGCGAGGCATACAGCACCCGGCTTGATTGCCGCGTGGCTGAGGCCGCGTGCTCGCTGGCCTACGACCCGGCAACCGACAGGACAACCATTCAGCTGCCCTACAGCCTTGGGGCTGACGCGGCGGCCCTTCGCATCGTGCAGCGCACCCGAAGCGACAACTTCGAGCGGGGCGAGGTGCATCTTTGGACCCAGGTCGGCGCCGACACGGTGACCTGCCAGGGGGACCTAACAGGGGAGAGCTTCTACCTCGGATATCGCATCAGTGCCGAACGTCTGGAGTCCCGGTTCTACGACCGCAATGACTCTGGCGTCGTCGTTCACGACAACCTGACCGTGGCCAACTTGCTGGTCAACTACGGGACCTCCGCCTACTTCCGGGTAGAGGTCGCCAACGAGAACGGCAAGATCAAGACCAAGGAAATGGTGGGACGCACCGCCGAGGGCGCAGGCTCCGAGACAGGAGGGCCGGTCATCGCGGAGGGCACTTTGCGGGTACCAGTTGGACTACCGGCCGACAAGGTGACGCTGCGTCTCATCAACGACAGCCACCTGCCCAGCGCGTGGCAGAGCCTCGTCTACGAGATCATCACAGCCAGCCATAGCCGACCGGGAGCCTAGCATGAAGATCGATGTTGTCCGCCCAACCGCCCAGCATGTCGCCTACATGGTGGAGCACTGCCGCGATGAAGACCGCCGCGAGTGGGAACTTTCACTGGGTATCCCCCTGGCCGAGCACCTGGGCTACTGCGTGGAACACGCCGAGTATTGCCGAGCTGCCCTTGACCCGGAAGGGCGCTGCCTCTGCATCTGGGGCGTCGACCGGCTCTGGGACTACGACGAGGACTGCTGGTCCGACCATGGCCAGACGTGGCTCATCGCGGCCAAGGAGGCCGTCCCCCACGCCTTGTCGCTGCACAGGCAGCTGGACGACCAGTTGGACATCATCGACGGTCTCTTCGAGACGACCATCGCGTTCTCCCTTGCCGAGAACACCCTGCACCACACGTGGATGGACTGGCTCGGCTACGACAAAGAGCCTGAGCCGCTGGCCCTCGGGCCGGAGGGTGCCATCTACCTCGCTTTCTCCAGGAAGCAGGACCTATGTGCTTCTCCCCTATCGTAGGGGCAATGGTCGGGGCGCTTCAGTCGGTCGCATCCTTCGCGGCAGCCCAGGCGGATTACAACGCCAAGGCTGAGCAGTGGAAGCAGAACTATCTGAACGCCCTGGCCTCGGCACGCGACGACCAGAACCAGCTGACTATCCGCCAAGTGCAGGAGGAGCAGGCGACAAGCCAGAAGCTCCACACCTCCCTCGTGGAGGAAGCCAAGAACAAGGCAGAAGTGGTTGCTGGCGCCGACTATGTGTCGGGCCTCTCGATTGACGCCCTAGTCCAGGACCAGGGCATGGCCGCCGGAACCAACCGGGCAGGCATCGAGCAGAACCTAAAGATGAAGGTGGCGCAACTCCAGAAGGAGAAGGACGCCACGAACACCACGGCCCTCAACCGCATCAACTCGGTGGCCCGCCCCGTCTCGCCGTCTGGCTTCAGCCTTGCGGTGGGCGTGCTCGGCGCGGGCGTGAAGGCCTTCGGCACCGCTTAAGGAGACCGCGCATGGCCCGCTTTCGGCCCCGCGACATTGAGCTTCAGGACAACCTCCAGCCGGTCGCGGCGCCGGTCGCCTCCTACGTCCGACCCGCCGATCCGGCCCCTTCGCCACTCCATGACCTCGCCCGCTCTCTCGGCGACCTCGACCAGTCCATCTCCGGCGTGATCGCCAAGCGGCAGTCGGAGGAGCGCGAGAAGCAGGAGCTTCAGGGCCAGATGGACTTCGCCCTGGGCAACAAGGACGGCTACAAGGCCGCCCAGGAGCAGGGCGCGATCCCGATCTTCGCCGACCCCTACCGCTACAACCGGGGCTACCTCGGGGCGGCAGGAACGTCGATGGGGTCCGAGCTGCCCCTGGACTTCGAGCAGCGCTACCTGACGTGGGACAAGAAGGACGACCCGAACCCCGACAGCTTCAACGCCTTCTGGACGCAGTACGCCCAGGAGAAGCTGACGGCGGTGCAGGAGAAGTACGGCAAGGATGCCCCATACGTCCTCCGCACCTTCCTGCCGGAGCTGAACCGCTTCCGCGACATCGTCCAGACGCGGCACATGAAGGATGCCCACGACTCCATCGTTGAGAAGTCGCAGGACGCCTCGATCGGGACAGCGGCCTCCCAGAACAACCTCGCGCTGACCGCCGCCACGGACGCCTCCCGCGTCAACTGGGACGAGCAGAACGCCAAATGGAACGGCAGCCGGGCCAACTTCGCCGCGTTCGGCGCCAGCCCTGCGCAGCTCCAGAAGTTTGACGAGGGGCTGCTGAAGAAGGTCACCGAGTTCGCCATCAGCCAGGAGGACCCGGCAATGGCGGAGAAGGTGTTGGGCTTCTTCGACACGGTCAAGCCCGGCACCAAGGTCAAGTGGCGCGACACGGTGGAGGGCGGGGCGGCCTACGAGCAGGCCAAGAAGACCATCGAGAACACGGCCTACACCAAGCAGCTGCGGCTCCGCGAGCTGGCCGACAAGAAGCGGATCGAGGAGGCCCGTGGCCTAAAGACCGACCTCCTGCGCCAGCTCTTCGCCGACCCCGACGCCACTCTGGACCCCAAGAAGTTCGGCCGCCTCGGCGAGCTGGACCCGTCCGCCCAGATGGACATGATCCGCGACCGCAAGACCCTGAAGGAGGTCCGCGACTCCAAGGAGGCGTCTGACCCCAAGGGCCTGTTCGAGATCGAGCAGCAGCTACTCGGCGGCGCCGACGCCATGGACGCGATCAAGCAGGGCATCGGCCTCGGCATCATCCGCAATGGCGACGACATCAAGAGCCTGATGACGCTGGGCGACAACGTCAAGCAGAAGCAGGACGAGTACGCCAAGGTCCAGCAAGACCCTGCCTTCGTGGACGTGATGAACACCATCAAGTCCCGCACCAGCCGCGCCCCGCAGAACGGAGAGATCATCTTCGGTCCGGAGGGGGCAGGCCTGACCAACGAGGGCCTGAAGGCGGTCGGAGGCTTCCGGCGGCAGGTTCTCCAGTGGATGATGGACAACCCCAAGGCCACCATCCTGGAGCGCCAGAAGGCCATCTCGGACATCGGCACCCTGTGGATCAAGAGCATTGTGGCCAACCCCTCGGTGGGGCAGCCGGGGCATGTTCCCGCCGCCCCCGGTGAGGGAGCCAACCCGCCGTCCAACATCGTTGCTCCGACTACCGAGCTTCAGAAGGCCAACCCGGAAACCAGGGCTGATATGCCCGTGGTTACCGACGGCCCGGCTGGGCCTGGGGAGCGCCTTCCGCCGCAGCCTCAGGGCGTCCCTACGCCGCCCGTCAAGCCATCCACGCCGCCCAACCTGCCGATCACCGACCCGCAGGAGAAGGAGGCCTTCAACACGTGGATGCAGGGCATGACGCCCGCCGAGAAGCGGATGATGGAGGACGTGGCGCGGCAGCGCGGTGCCGACACCAACTCGTTCTCCATCTGGCTGTGGCGCAAGCAGCGCAACGCCATGGAGAAGGACCGCATGGCTCCGCCTCCCGGCCAACCAACCCCTTCCGCACAACCGGTCCCCGGCAAGCAGAGCGCGGCAGATACTCAGGCCCCGGTGGTCATGAGCGATGTGGCGCCCGCGTTCGACCTTGCCGATGGGATGCAGCTGGCGATGCTCACCCCGGATGAGGTGGCTACCCAGTTGCGGGATAACCTGCCCGAGCTGTTAGGCCAGGAAGCTGCCCAGGCGGCCCTGACAGCCGGGCAGGTGTCTCAACCGCAGGGGCGGCCGCTAACCGGCATCGCCTCCGCCTACTCGCCCATGAAGGGTGGAGACAGGATGGAGGGAGGTTACGCGGCATCCCGCCCAGGCCCGGATGGCAACACCCGCGTGTCGACAATCCAGGACTACGTTGAAGGGCGCAGCCCCTACGTGACCCTCGCCGGCAGCCCGACCTATTACGGCCGGCGCTATGTCATCCGCGAGATCACCGCCAACATCGGCGGGCAACCCGTCACGCTCCGCAACGTGCCGGCCGTGGTGCATGACACGGGTGGAGCCTTTGTTGGCGCCCCCGAGGGTCGCTTCGACATTGCCGCCGAGCGCGACAACGCCGATGGCACCAACACGCAGCCGTACTCGCAGAAGCCCATTGAGTTCGTCTCCATGGGCACCCCGATCCGGCCCGGCCCGTACGTCACCTTCACGGGTGGCAACGCGGTGGACTTCCTTGCCGCAAGGACGCACCACCCGCGTGAGGCCATCGCCAGGATGGACCCGGAGCTGACCAACCGCGTGGCCGCCCTGATCAATGACGCCCCTCCGGCCATCAAGGACGGGCTTGGCGTCTACTCGGGCTTCCGCGATAGCCGGCGTCAGGCCGAGCTGTACGCCGCCAGCGACAAGAGCGGCAAGTGGGTCGCACCGCCCGGCCGCTCCAAGCACAACCACGGCGAGGCTGTGGACCTGGGCTGGAACGGCAACTCGTTGGCCAAGGCTCCGCCTGAAGTGGTCCGCTGGGTCCACGACAACGCCGCTCGCTTCGGCCTGTGGTTCCCCCTCTCGTATGAGAATTGGCACGCCGAGATGACCGGCAGCCGCGACAAGAAAGCAACATGAAGCAGGACATCCGCCCCATCTGGACCGTGGTCGCCTATGGTGACCTCGGCATCCACGAGATCGCCGGCCACAAGCACAACCAACGCGTCCTCGATATCTTCCGCATCGCCGGCCACCCCGAGGTCAAGGACGACGAGACCGCGTGGTGCGCCGCCGCGATGGACGCGTGGCTCATCTCCGCCGGCCTCCCGGCCCAGCTGGATGCGAACCGCAAGGGCACGCTCTGGGCGCTGGACTACCTCAAGTACGGCGTCAAGCTGACCAAGCCGGCGCTCGGCGCCATCGGCGTGAAGAAGCGCTACAACTCGGCCGGCAAGTTGGTCGGCGGCCACGTCTTCCAGATCGTCGGCTACGACCCCAAGACCGGGATGGTCAAGGCGCTCGGTGCCAACCAGTCCGACTCCGTCTGCGTCATGGACATCCCACTCGACAAGGTCGCGGGCATCCGCTGGCCGGCCAACGTGCCGCTGCCCACCCCCGAACAGTACGACCTTCCGGCAACGGTGTCCGGCTCCGCCAAGGCGGGCGGCTCCGAGGCCTGACCTCAGGAGGCAGCCTAGATGGCCGACCCGAAGTCTCTCACCGAGCAGATCAGCCGAACGACCGGCAAGGGTGACACCCTGACCGACGCCCTAGACACCATCGAGTTCCTGGGCGGACAGTCGACGGCCACCTCCCCGGCACCGCAAGCTGACTCTTCCGTGCCGGCCCAGGTCGGCGAGCCGGAGCCGTTCTCTGGCATCCAGAACCAACCCGCCGCACCCGAAGCGCAGGCCCCCTCCGATGCTGATCTGGTTCGCCCAGGCTTCGCGGAGATGCTTCAGTCGGCGGCCCAGGAATGGGACCAGTCGGCGCAGGCGGACCCCAGCTTTGCGGCTGACCAGCTGGCGACCGCCCGAGGCCAGGACGTTCTGGCGCCCGGTGAGCTTCCGTCCGACCCGGTTGACCGCGTCAAGGAAGACCTCTGGCGTGGCACCAAGGCTGTCGGGGCGGGTGTCCTGGCCGCCGGCCGGGAGCTGGGGCGCTTCGGTCTCCAGCCCGTTGACGCGGCGCTCGGCACGGACCTGACGAAGCGCTGGGAGAAGCGGAACGAGGCTACCATCCGCTGGCAGGAGGACCTGGAGAAGGGTGGCGCATCGCTCGCCATCGGCGCCTCTCAGTTCACTGCCGGCTGGATGGCCCTCGGCTATCTCGGGAAGATGAAGGGCGCCGGGGAGACCTTCGGCTCGACCGCCAAGGCCGCCGCCCGGTTCCTCAAGGCTGGCACCGTCCAGGCTGCCTTCTTCAACGAGGACAACAACCGGCTCCTCGCCCATGTGAACCAGATACCCGCCCTGCGCGGCCCCCTGGCCAACATGCTGTCGAACGACCCGAACGACACCATCGCGTGGAAGCGCTCCATGGGCGCCCTTGAGGCGATCACCCTGGACGCGGCCCTGTCGAAGTTCCTTGGCCTGTTCGTACGCGGCAAGGTCAAGCTCGACAAGGGCGACGTGGATGGGGCGGCCGAAGACCTTGCCGAGGCGGCCACGGCGTTCGAGAAGTACCAGAAGCGGGCCGTCACCCCCTATGAGGTGAAGGTGGAGGAGGGCAGCTACACGCAGCCGCCCGCCGCCACTAACGACAACGGCAAGCTGGTTCGGAGCGCCAACGACAACGCCGCGTCGGGGCAGGCCCCCGAGCTGAGCCCCCAGGCCGCGCAGGGCGAGCAGTTCCTGCCGGGCGATCCGCGCCGCACCCTTCCGTCGAACGACAACCGAGACATCCCCGGCCTTCAGCAGGGCGGCGGCCGGTTCCGTCAGGGCGGTGGGGCATATGGCGCCGACAGCACCTACCTCGGCAACTCCGACATCGGGGTCACCACGGGGCAGGAAGGGCTCAATGCCTTGGACAAGAGCCGAGGCGTGGTCCAGACGCCGAGACCCGGCAACGACAACACGTTCCGTCCCGGTGCCGGCCCGTCCGAAGCCCGCGTCAATGTCACCGACAGTGGCATGGTCGGCAAGGAGGCGCCACCCGTTGCGGCCAACGCCAATGAGCCCCCGCCGCCGATTGATGCGTGGGGGCAGGACAACATCAAGCCCAGCGAAACGGTCGATCTTCGCGGCCAGACTTTAGGAGTTCAGGACAATGTACCGATTGGTGAGCGACGAGCGCCGACTGGAAGCGGCCCGAGTGGCGGTGGCGGACCTGATGGAGCTGCGGCCGGAGGGTCGGCGCAGCGTGGGGTACGTGACAGTATCTCTCCCTCGGCGGAAGCCCCCCGTGCCGGTGCCGATGCTGCGGCGGCTGGAACCCCTGGAGCTGGCGATGTTCGAGGGCGAGGCCCTGCTGGCGTGGCAGGCGAAGGGAATGCCCGCGCAGGAGTGCCCGATGCCCCTGCCTCCGATGTACGTCCGCGTGATGTAGCTCCCAAGCTCGCCTCCCAGGCCTCCAGGGACGCCAAGGCCGTCGAGGCTCACGGCTCCTTTGACGAGGCGCTGGCGGCGGGCGAGCGCATCGGTAAGCCGAACTTCCCGTGGCAGAAGGTTGTCGATGAGCCCAAGCAGCTCCAGGACCTCCTGTCCGAGGTCGTCGCAGCGGACACCAACAGTGCTCCCGCGAAGGCCCCGAAGTCCGACGCCAAGACACTCGCCGAGATCACCCGCTTCTCCGAGGCGTTCGGGCTCGACACGGACGGCTTCATGATGGGCCTCGGCAAGGCCGCCAGCACGGCGAAGACCCTGGAGGCCCAGACGCTGGCCGCCTTCAAGGTCGCCATGACGGTTGCCCGCGACATGTACACCCTCGCCAATCGCATCAAGATGGGCGCCTACGGGGAGTACGGGACGCGGGACGCGGCGCTGGAGGCCCTGCGCAAGCACACGGTGGCGTTCAACGCCCTGTGGGACCCCATCTCGGAGATCAGGGCCTTCGGCGGCCGGATGAACCGGGCATGGCGGGGCGACCTCTTCGAGAAGGTCAACCTGGGCAACACCAAGTCTGCCGCCAGCCTGGGTATGGATGACGACTCCCTCGTGGACGCCATCCTGAACACCCAGGGCCGGCCCGATGGCATCCGCCAAGCGGTGGTACCGGCGAGCTTCGCGCGGAACGCCATCGACGGCGCCCACTACGTCTTGATGAACAGCGTCATGACGGCCACGACCCATGCCATCAACATGGTGGCCAATACCCTCATGCTGCCGATCCGGGGAGGCCCGGTGAAGGCCCTGGGGGCGCTGATTGGGTCAGGCCTCAAGGCGGTGGGCGTCAAGGGGGTCCACGAGATGTCCGCCACCCGGCAGGTCGCTCTCGCACAGAGCTACCAGCTTGGCGCCGAGCTGTTCACGGGGGCGAAGAGCATCCTGTCGATGCTGACGCGCCTGGACGGCAAGGGCCTCGCCAACACCGGGCCGGTGCGGGCGTTCATCAAGGGCGAAAGCATCATCGACCCCCACTCGTCCGCATCCCTGAATGTCGGCCGGGTGATCGACCAGATGCCGTTCCGTCCCATGGCGAACACCAAGGACGTGCTCTTCAATGGGCTTGTGGCCGGCGGCAAGCTGCTTGGCTACAACACGCGAGCCTTGGGTGCAGCCGACGAGCTGTTCAAGGGCACGATAGCGCGGTCGAACATCATCGGCCGGGCCACCGTGGAGGGCCAAGGGCTGGGGCTCAAGGGCAAGGACCTTGCGTCCTTCGTGAACCGTCGCGTCGAGGAGGCCTTTGACGAGGCCGGGGCTCTGATCGACCCTGTCGCCAAGCGCGAGGCCGAGATGGCCACTTTCTCCCAGCCCCTCATCGAGCAGGGGGAGGGCACCTTCGACTGGACGGGCATCACCGGCCGCAACATGGCGCTCACTCTGAACAAGATGCCGGCCATGAAGCTAGTGGTTCCGTTCCTGCGGACCCCCATCAACGCGCTGCGCTACAACATCCGCCTGACACCCGGCCTCAATCTCGTGCAGAAGCAGTTCCGTGACGAGCTGTTCGGGCTGCATGGCGAGACGGCCCAGGCCCAGGCGATGGGTGAGGCGGCTCTGGCGACCTCTCTGGTCGGCCTCGCGGCCTACTGGGCGGCTCAGGGCAACATAACGGGGCTTGCCCCAGAGAACCCCCAAGCCGCCAAGGCCTTCGCCGACGCGGGGAACAAGCCGGGTCATGTCCGCCTGCCGGCCACCGACACGTGGGTCAATCTCAACCGCCTGGACCCTGTCTCGGCGCCGATGATCCTGACCGCCACGCTGGTGCAGGCGCTGAAGTCCAAGCCCGAGCTGGGTGAGGTCGACCAAGCAGGCCTGACCAAGGCGGTCGGTGCCATCATGATGTACACGGTGGCCCTGGCCAAGGATAAGAGCTACCTGCGCGGCCTCTCCGACTTCCTCGACGCGATGAGCGATCCGAGGCGGGACGGCGAGCGGTGGGTGGCCCGAATGGCGGCCAGCCTGATCCCGCTCAATGCGACGATGCGGCAGATCAATGGCGACCAGTACCTCCGCGAGGCCCACGACTTCGTCACCAGCTTCGCGGCCAGCACCATCGCCAGCTCCACGCTTCCCTCCCGCATCGACGCCTGGGGCGATCCCATCACGGCCGGCAACAGCCTGATGGCCCACCCCCAGCACGGCATTGTCGAGGACGAAGCAGCTCGGATGGCCATGGACGCCAATGTGGCCCTCGCCAGCCCGCCCAGCCCGCTGAAGGGCGGCGCGGACCTGCGGGACGTTACCATGCAGGATGGTGCCAACGCCTACGAGACGCTGTCCCGCTGGTCCGGCTACCCGGATGGCCAGAAGCCTCTGAAGAAGGCGGCGGCTGACCTCATCCAGTCCGAGACCTATCGCAACGCCGAGGACGGCCCCCCGACCATCCGGGGGACCAAGGCGTGGCTCATGCAGCAGCTGACCTCGAAGTACCACTCCGCCGCCATGGAGCGCCTGATGAAGGACCCTGCGGTGCTGGAGGCGGTGCAAAAGAAGCTGATGGCATCCAAGTCCGCCTACGAGGCCAACAAGGCCGGGGCGGGGCAGGGGCAGGCTAAGGCCGGCCTGAGCACGATCCAAGGCATCGCGCAGGCCTTCGGTCTGTCGCAGTAAGGACTTCAATGGCCTATTCGCGCAATACCTACGTCGCGGATGGCACCACCGACACGTTCTCCCTGAGTTTCACCTACCTGTCCCCGGCCTACGTCTACGTGACCGTGGATGGGGTGGCTGTGCCTCAGGGAGACCTCGTGTGGCTGACTTCCGCCTCCATCAAGCTGCCCACGACGCCCGCCAGCGGCAAGGTGGTGAAGCTCTACAGGCAGACCCCCAAGAGCACCCCGCTGGTCGTGTTTGCGGATGGCCCGCTCGGGGCTCGCTCGCTCAACCGAGCCTTCAGCGGTCTCCTGCATATCGTTCAGGAACAGGTCGACGACACCGACGAGGTCAAGGCCATCGGTGACAATGTCCTGACCTACCTGGACGAGATGGCCAACTACTATAACCAGTGCGTTAGCCTTGCGGCGGCGGCGGCGAGCGCTGCCAGCTCGGCGGCAGCTGATGCCGTGGCCTCAGTCCAGTCCACCCTGGCGGGTTACGTCACGGCGGCCCAGGGTTACGCCTCCACCGCCACCACTAAGGCAGGCGAGGCGGCTGACAGCGCCAGCGCGGCGGCGGTGAGCGCGGCGACCGCTGCCACGTTCGACCCCTCCAGCTACTACCCCAAGACCGACTTCAAGTCGGACGGGACGGCTGGGGCGCCTGTTCTGTACACACCCAGTGGCACGCTCAATGCGCCTGTGGTTTCCATCGACAGGCCCACCGGCAACAACAAGTGGCTCCAGTGGCTTTCCGATGGCGTTGTGCGGTGGGCCATGCGGTCCGACACCGGGGACGCGTTCGCCTTCAGCGCCTACAACGATGCTGGCACACTCCTCGGCAACGTCTTCACGGTCAACCGCCTGACCCAGGACTTCACGTTCACCAAGACCCCCCGAGGCGTTACCCCCACCGCCGGGGACAACACGACCAAGCTCGCTACCACGGCCTTTGTTGTCTCCGCCCTCTCTGCGCTGGGTGGCTCCCTCATCAATGCCCAGTTTATCACCGCCAGCGGTACGGTCACCAAGACGACTGGTGCCAAGAAGTGGCTAGTCCTCGCTCAAGGCGCCGGAGCTAACCAGGGCAGCAGCGGCAATCTCCAAATCGGCATCCTGGACGTCTCCGCTGTTACCAGCCTCACCGCCACCATCGGTGCGGCGGGGAGCACGGGGGGCGCCACGACCCTTGACACGATAACCGCCTATGGTGGTGTGACCGGGGCAATCCCATCGAGCACAGCCACGGGCACAGGGGGCATCGCCAGCATCGAAGGTGGCCGCCCGCGCTTGTCCAGGGACGACACCGGCACGGTGTATCTTGGTGCTGACTCCTTCTTTGGGCACGGAGGCTCCTCTAACACGGTCGCCGCCAGTGGCTATGGCTCTGGTGGTGGCATCTCTAGTACAGGAGGCTCAGCGGGCACTGGTCGCCCTGGGTGCATCCTCATCCTGGAGTTTGGCTGATGAGATATCTTCTGATTGACGGCGGTGGCGCGGTGGTCAATGTCATCGTTGCTGATGGGGACTACATCGCCCCTGAAGGCTTCTCCATCGTCCCATCGGAGGCTGGTGACATCGGGGACACTCTCCGCGACGGCGTTCTGCTTCCTGGGGTAGCCTCCGATACCTTTCACACCTCCTCTGTTACTCGTCGACAGTTCATGATGGCTCTCTACGTCTGGAACCTGAAGGACGCCGCCGAGGCGTTGGCCGCGACCGAAGGGGGCATCACCCTCGTGGCATGGCAGGCTGCCACCGACTTCCAGATCGACGACCCCATGCTGATCAACCTCGTGACCCAACTGGGCAAGGCTGACCAGCTCCAGGAGTTCTTCGACTTCGCGGCCACCCTCTAGGAGCCCGATGGACAATACCCCAAGCACTGACCCGGTGGAGCGGCTGGCCAAGCTGCCCGCCATGGTCACCTACGATCAAGTCATCAGGCTCCATGAGCGCCTGACCGAGGTCGTTACCAAGGTCGACCAGCTCCTCACCCTCCACTCGGACCTGAAGCACCTCGATGGTCGGGTCCGTGATGTCGAGAACACCCTTGCCGCCGGTAAGGGAACCATCAGCTCGGCCGCGTGGCTGGCCCAGATGGTCCATTGGCTGACCACCGCTGCCCTCGCCGGCTACACGCTGTGGCAGACCTTCCACCCCTGAAAAGGAGACAGCATACATGGCACTTTCCAACTACGGCTCCGTGGCGTACTTCGTGGGCGACGGCAACACCAAGGCCTTCCAGGGGCCGCGTATCAGCGACGCCGACCAGACCCTCGTTGTCCGCGTCGATGGTGGCGCCCCGAAGGTGCAGGGCACCGACTACCAGCTCAACCGCGATGGTCCGCTGCCGGTGGTGACGTTCGCGACGGCTCCGGCGCTGAACGCCGACGTGCGCCTCTCCCGCGTGACCCCGCGTGGCGTGGTGTCCAAGAGCCTCGTGATGGGCGACGACCGCGACCCGCTCGACCTCCTCAACGAGCTGCTGGACGCCGGCCTCGAAGGCACCGTGCAGTTCTTCGTCAACGCCACCGACCTCGCGGCCAACACGGCGCAGGAACTGCTGGCCCCGGTGGCTGGTCGTATCTCCCGCATGGACACCATCGTCTCGGCGACCATCACCACGGGCGGCACCATTGTCCCGCAGGTCGGCACCACGAACGTCGCCGGCTGGGCCACCCACTCCCACGGCTCGAAGAAGGCCCTGGGTGACATCGTGTCCTCGGCGCCGGCCGACGAGACGGTGGCCACCGCCTACATCCGCAAGTCTGCCCGCCTGCGGGCCGTCCTGGCGTCGTTCGCCACGGCGGGTGCGCTGAACGGCCAGATCGCGATCCGCCCCTTCGGCTGACCTGATGGCCGAAGACGAGGAGGGGCTGGAGGAAGGGCAGGGCGGCGCTCCCATGGAGCAGGCCTACCAGGAGCGTCTGGCACGGCTCGCCACCCTGACCCGCGAGGAGCTGATCGAATACGGCGACTACCAGCTCCTCCTCCAGCTCATCGCCCGCGTCGACCTGGGGGTGGCATCTCACCAAGAGATGTCCGTCCTCAGGGCGGTGCTCAATGACCAGCGCCTCGTGCTGGCCAAGCTCAACCCGCCCAAGGACCCGAAGCTGATTGGCAACGTCTCGCCAGAAGCGGTGGGCCAGGGAGCACGGCTTCCCGCCCCCAACCAAATCCTCATGCCGCAGTTCGAGGACGAGGATGATGGCGAAGTGCCGGCTCCCACGGCTGACGGCTGATCGCCTCTACGCAGCGGCCATCATGGCCCTGCTGGGCGCCTACGTCCTCGTGATGCTCATGGTGGGCATCGGCCTGATTTCCGGCCCTCCGTGGCCGCTGTAGGCCGCTGAGCGGCCATCCGGGCTTGCATGGACTTCGACATCGAAAAGGCAAGGGGGGCCGTATCGCGGCTCCCCAAGGCGGCACGCATTCCGCCACCCCTCGTCATCCCCGAGGACAATCTGGACGCGGCCATCCGGGCCGACTTCCGCGTCTTCCTCGTGCTCCTGTGGCGCTTCCTGGGGATGAAGGACAAGCACGGGAACATCCAGGACCCGAGTCCCCTCCAGCTGTCCATCGCGTGGTACCTCCAGCATGGACCTGACCGCGCCATCATCATGGCGTTCCGAGGCGCCGCCAAGAGCTACATCTGCGCGGCCTTCGTGCTCTGGCTTCTCTATTGCGACCCCCAGAAGAAGGTGCTGGTGGTCTCGGGCAGCCTGAAGCGGTCAATCGCCTTCACCAACTTCTGCCTGACCCTCATCCGGTCGTGGCCTCTCATTCAGCACCTGACCCCTGGCCCCAGCCAGCGGTCCTCGGCGTCAGCCTTCGACGTTGGCCCGGCGATCCCCGACCAGTCCCCCTCGTTCCACGCGGCTGGTGTCCTGGGTCAGATCGTCGGCTTCCGCGCGGACATCATCGTCCCTGACGACGTTGAGACGAACATCAACTCCCTCACCGCCACCAACCGAGAGAAGATCAGGGAGGCGGTCAAGGAGTTCGACTCCATCCTCAAGCCGGGCGGCCGGGTGGTCTACCTGGGCACGCCGCACGATGAGGAGTCGCTTTATAACGAGCTGCGCAAGCGCGGCTACAAGGCTCGCTGCTGGCCCTGCCGGTACCCGAAGCCCGAGGAGATGGCACGGTACGAGGGCATCCTGGCCCCCTTCCTGGCCAATGCCCTACGCCGCAACCCGGAGCTGGCCGGTAAGCCCGCCGAGCCTGGGCGGTTCCCAGACGAGGAGCTGGATCGGCGTCTCCTGTCTCTTGGCGCCGCTGAGTTTGCCCTTCAGTTCATGCTGGACACCAGCCTCGCCTCCAAGGACCAGTACCCGCTCCGCCTAGCCGACCTGCTGGTCATGAAGCTGGCGGACGACATGGCCCCCAACAAGGTGACTTGGGGTGCCGGCGAGCCGCTGCGACACCTCCAGCCCATGGGCTTCGACGGCGACTTCTACTACGGCCCGGCCTTCTACACGAACGATGAGTTCTCCCGGTTCTCGGAGGTCGTTGGCTTCGTGGACGGCTCGGGCCGAGGCGCCGACGAGACGGCCCTGGCCATCGTGGGCGAACTGCACGGCACGCTCTACCTCCTCTACCTCTGGGGGTCCAAGGATGGCTTCTCTCCGGCCACCCTCACGGCCATCGCGCAGGCCTGCGTCCGCTTCAGGGTCTCCACCCTCCGCGTAGAGGCCAACTTCGGCGACGGCATGTTGTCTGCCCTTCTGCGCCCCTACGTGGCCCGCGCCTGGGAGGCCTACAACAAGAACCGCCGAGGTGGCGCCACGGAGATGGCTGGCACAGAGCTGGTTGACGTGCGCCAGACAACGATGTCCAAGGAGCGGCGCATCCTGTCCATCATGGAGCCTCTGACTCAGGCCCATCGGTTGGTCGTGGCTGAGCGCGTCATTGAGTGGGACTTGCAGTCGGTCCGCTCCATGCAGGTCGAAGAGGAGCTTCGTCGCCACTACTCGTTCGCCTTCCAGCTCACCCACCTGACACGCGCCAAGGACAGCTTGGTGCATGACGACAGGCTGGACGCGGTGGCGGGAGCATGCGCGTATTTCGCCGAGGATGTTCAGGCGGCTGGGTCGGATACGGACAAGCAGCTGGAGGTCCTGGACTACGAGCGGCGCCTGGAGGAGTTCGAGGAGTGGTTGGCTAACGCGGAGACCGTCAGTGGAAAGAAACCAAGTGCCCCTGATCGACGCATCCGCGCCCGTCTCCCTACTGCGCGGTAA